AGAAATGACGACGATTATGATGATTGGGAATATGGTACAGAACCTCTTTTTGGGTGATAAATAAGATAGAATATACATAGTCTAAATGCCAATAGAGCGGGTTAGCAAAAGTTTTAAAGATATAAGTCTTTCACTTCAAGTCAATCCTTTGACATATGATTTGATCGACCTTAAGAATGAAACCGCTATCGCTCGCTCTATTCGCAATTTGGTTTTTACTCTTCCTGGAGAACGCTTTTTTAATCAAAATCTTGGTTCAAGAGTGTCGCAAAGCCTTTTTGAAAATATTGACGATGTATCTGCATCCATTCTCCAGGACGAGATTACAAATACAATAGAAAATTATGAGCCAAGGGTAAAATTAATAGAAATAAATGTAAATCCAAATTATGATGATTATGAATTTAATGTAACAATAAAATATTATATTGTTGGAATTGATGCCCTACCACAACAGCTTACTTTTGCACTGCAATCAACACGATAATGGCATTAACTAATTTCACCAACTTAGATTTTGACCAGATAAAAGTATCAATTCAAGATTATTTGAGGTCAAACTCAAATTTTACTGATTATGATTTTGAAGGATCCAATTTATCAGTGTTGATAGATGTATTAGCTTACAATACATATATCGCATCATATAATGCAAATATGGTGAGCAATGAAGTATTCATTGATAGTGCTACACTTAGAGAAAATATCGTTTCTTTAGCAAGAAATATTGGTTATATTCCAAATTCTAGAAGAGCAGCAAAGGCAAATATCAGCTTTTTTGTTGAGGTGAGTGACCCTTCTACTAGAGTTGTAACACTAAAGAGTGGTGTAGTGTGTACTACTTTGAGTTTTGGTCAATCCTCCTTTGTATTTTCAGTTCTGGATGACATTACTGTTCCAGTTATAGATGGAATAGCATCATTTGATGGCATTGAAATATACGAAGGTACATATATTAATTCCAATTTTACAGTTAGTTCAAATACCACAAATCAAAGATTTATTTTAGAAAATAGAGGAATAGATACTAGAACACTAAAAGTATTAGTCAGAGATACTTCTTCTAGTAGTAGTGCAAAGAGATTTATTAATTCCTCTAGTATTTTAGATGTGACACCAACATCAAGAGTATTTTTCATTCAAGAAATAGAAGACGAAAGATACGAGATACTTTTTGGGGATGGCGTGTTTGGACAGAAGCCATCGGAAAATAACTATATTCAAATATCATATTTAATTTCTTCGGGAAAAGATGGAAATGGATTTTCATCTTTCAATTTTTCTGGAACATTAGTTAATGAAGATGGTGCTCCAGTCAATGAGACTATATCTCTTATCACTACGAATGTCCCATCTAGTGGTGGAGCACCGATAGAATCAATAAATTCAATTAGAAACTTTGCTCCTAGAGCATATGCTGCTCAGAATAGGGCGGTGACGGCATCAGATTATGAGGCACTAATACCAAAAATTTACTCAGAAGCCGAATCTGTCAGTGCTTTTGGTGGAGAAGAATTGTCTCCACCACAATATGGAAAAGTATTCATAACAATAAAACCATTTTATGGTTCATTCCTCTCAAATGCCGTAAAAGATAATATAAAATTTCAACTAAAGAAATATGCTGTCGCTGGAATAATACCAGAAATTCTCGATTTAAAATATTTGTATATTGAATTAAATTCTAATGTATATTATGATTCAAACTCGGTATTAGATGGAAATTCAATACGAACCAAGGTAATTAATAATATAAAAAAATATGCAGATTCCGAAGAATTAAATAAGTATGGAGCTAGATTTAAGTATAGTAAATACCAAAAATTAGTCGATGACAGCGATTCTGGGATTACTTCAAATATAACTAGATTGCAAATGCGTCGAGATCTAAAAGTATCGACTAATCAATTTGTTCAATATGAAATATGTTATAGAAATCAATTTCACATAAAAAATACAACTGGATATAACATAAAATCTTCTGGTTTCAAAGTTAGTGGGATATCAAATACAGTATATCTTGGTGATATTCCAAATTCAAATATGAAAACAGGATCTTTGTTTTTGTTTTATTTAAATTCAAATATCGATCCAGTAATTATCAGAAAATCTGTCGGTACTATTGACTATACTAAAGGAGAAATCACAACAAACCCAATAAAAATAATATCTACAGAAAAAAATGATGGCGGAACTCCAATAGTAGAAATTTCCGCAATACCAGAATCAAATGACATTTTAGGAATACAAGATTTATATTTGCAGATAGATATTAATAGGTTGGAAATAAATACGATACCAGATAACATAGAGTCCGGCTCAGATACTTCTGGATCTAACTACATTATTTCTTCTAGCTATTCAAACGGAAATTTAGTAAGATTATAATAAATGGAAACAAATAATAGAATTAAAATCAGCTCAATTGTAGAAAATCAACTTCCTCTTTTTGTGAGGGAGGAGTATCCTCTTGTTTCCGAACTTCTTACCGAATACTATAGATCTCTAGAATCCATGGGTTCGGCCTATGACATACTACAAAATATTGATCAGTATATAAAAGTAAATAACTTATCAAATTTAGTAGAATCAACTTTTTTGACATCTTCTATCAATTTCAGTGATACCACTGTCAATGTAGAAAGTACGGATGGATTTCCATCAACATATGGACTAATTCGCATAAACAATGAAATTATTCTATATAAGTCCAAAACATCCACATCTTTTGTTGATTGTATTAGAGGATTTAGTGGTACAACTGAATATTCTTATGGGAATACCGAAGAATTACTTTTTACTTCTAGTGAAATACAGGAGCACAGACCTGGAGAAAAGGTAACAAATTTAAGCTCTTTATTTTTGAAAGAATTTTTTATAAAGACTAAAAAACAATTTTTATATGGATTCGATAATAGAGAACTATTCTCCGAAGTAGATCAAAATACATTTTTAAAGCAATCTAAAGATTTCTATACTTCAAAGGGAACGGATCGATCATTCGAAATTCTGTTCAGAGTTCTATATGGAAAGGATGTAACTGTCATCCACCCAAGAAATTATTTAATAGAACCATCAAATGCTCAATATAGAGTTACAAGAAACTTTGTTATAGAGTCAATACAGGGTGATCCAGAGTCTCTATTAAATCAAACTATTTTTCAAGATCAATATGGAAATATACCAAAATCATTTGGAACAGTAACAGGTATACAAAAACAAGTAAAAGAAAACAAAGTGTATTACACTTTGATGCTTGATTATGATTTCGACAAGGATATTATTGTTTCTGGTTCTATATTTGGAGAATTAAAAATACATCCAAAAACGATTATATGTGATGATGTAATTCGGGAATCAAATAATATCATTGTAGATTCTACTCTTGGATTCCCAGAATCTGGGGAACTTGTCGTAGCCGGAGAATTTGGAGATATTATAATACAGTATGATGGAAAAACTATTAATCAATTCATCAATTGTAGTGGAATTGATGAATTGATTACATCTGGGAAAGAGGTATCACTTAATACATATGCATATGGCTATGACTCCACTGGAAATCAAATAAAATTTAGAATTACTGGAGTAATAGAAGGATCACATATACCAGAAAGTTCTAAGTATTACGAGAAAGGGGATATTGCAAAAATATTAACTTTGGGTTATAATAAAAATTATTTAAAAGATAATACCTGGATTTTCAACACCACAGTAAAATGCGAAGTAAAATCTTTCGCTTCCACTGGAGTATCAAAATATATCATAGAAACATATGACGATAATGGTATTTTTGACAAAGATTTAGTAGAGATAGAATATTTAAATTCATCAACTGGAAATAGGCAGATTTCTGTGTTTACTGCTGAAATGCCGACTGGAAGTATACCAGGAAAAATTTTTCAAATTTCAACTTCAGGTATTGGCATCTCTAAGATATTTTATGTAAAAAGAAAAATTTCAAGGTATTCTAATAATTTTACTTCTGATGTATCAAATGTATATCGTAATTTTGATTCTAATGAAGTTTATGTTGCGTCATCATCTTTGCCATCATACGGCGAAAATTCAGATTTGGTCGAGGATTATACAATAAATTTCAGTGGATCTTTTTCTGGAGAAACTCTAGATCTTAAC